AAGCAAACGCTTCATACGAGCAATAATCATTGCAGGAGAAACAGTTGCAGTTGGCAACGAGGTAGCACCGGGCATACGTGCAGTCACAGGAATTGAGTGAGTGCCAGCAGAGGTAGTAGTAATGTTACCAAAGTCACCTTTATGCAGTTGCATAGATGCAAGCAATTCATTAGAACCTGCAGTGCTTACGGCTTTACTACCATTAACAGTGGTGTTAAGTGTGTCAGCTTTGCTATGCAAAGAGGACTGCTTGTAACCAGCCATGTAGCCAAGAACTTCTTGGTCATGGTTATCTGCCAAACGATATGCTGCACGATTACTTGCAAGGTCCATGAAATTAACATGGCTGTGTGCCTCTTCAATATCGTCCATTTTAAAAGCAAAGTAATTAGCTTTGTCAATGACCAATGAAAAATCGGCATCCTCTAAATCTTGCGCTGTGACATTTGTGCCACGTGCATATTCACTTACAGAGATTTCTGGTTCTTTGATGATCTTGACGGTATCGCCTTGACCTGAGATTTCTCCCATGTAGTCGGAGTTAGTAATGTCACCAACAACGGTTGACTTGCGGAATGCAAGCTGTACCTGTTTGCTGTAAATGACTGGGCTAAAATTACCATTAGGTAGATTTCCATAACCCGTAGCTGTCGTAAATGCCATTGTATTATCCTTTGCATTAAGACACAGATACAAACTTAAATGTAATTAATGAGGCTAAGTCTAGTGGGTAACGTCAGTGTAAAAAGTTGGCCGACCTTTTACACAACGGGCCAATGTCTTTAGGTAGTCGCTAGAACTATTCATGTTTGTGAGGGGGTTTAACGCAGGTAGACCAAATAAGTAAGGGGCTGCGTTAAACCTATTGTATATAGTTATATTCTTTATTAAAGACTTGTCAAGCCCTTTTATCGTGCGCTGCCAGAAATATCGTAAATAAATTCACCTTTTCTGATAGCATCCATGATTTCGTCTTGATGGTTTTCGTATTGTTTAACACTCATCTTATTAACACGTGACTCAGACATCTTTGTATTGTTAGCTGTGGCGTCTGGTTGACCACGTGTGTTACGAGTATTAACTGACTTAGCAGCATCTTTATTGTTGCTAGGTTTCTTTGTCTTGATATTCATGTCACCTTTGTACAGGTCAATAGCACGTGCAGCGGAACGGGCATCAGCATCATTTTCATACAGAGCGTCTTGTACCCACTTAGGTTGTTCCTCTGCCCAATCGTGAAACTGATCACTGTCACGTATCTCACCAAAGTCAGGGTGAATACGTAGTAGTTCTACTTCCGCTTTCTCACGTGTAGCAGACTCACGCATATCATCAATTTCTTTTACCTTGTCCTGTAGTCCAGCCTGTTGTTCACGTGCTTTCTTAATTGCAATGGTTTCAACAATAGCAGCTACATCAGGGTACTGACTTGCCCAAGCATCAATGTCTTCATCAGACTTAGGCAGTTTAATCTCTTGTTCTGTACTTTGTTTAAGCTGACCTTCTAGTGCATTAATACGTGCCTCAAGGTCTGTCTTTGCTTTCTGTGATCCTCGCCGCAGATCAGCATAGCGTTTCTTGTAACTCTTTTCTTCAGCACCCTCTGGCTCTGCATCTTCTTTTGCTTGTACTTCAGCTTCCTTTTCAGCACCCTCACGCTCGGCTAACATTTCACGTAGTTCTTCTTCATCTTTTTCTATACGTTCATGTACCCTACTCTTACGTTGCATCATCATAGACTTTGGGGCTTCTTGTACTTCTACTATTTCGTTTTCCATTATAGTTCCTGTTTACTGGGGCCACCGTAGCCTGTGTTGCAGGGGAGTGGGTAGGCCAGTTCTAAGTAGCTGGTTTACGTGCAGCTAGACCACGTTTAGGGGCAGGTTCAGATGCGGCAAATTGCCCTAGCATACGATCAAACTCTGTACCAAAAACTTTACCAATAACATCTCTTAAAGGACCACTCATTGCTTCACGTATCATTGTCTTTTCTTCTTCTGATAGTTGTTCGTAGTTATCCCAAACTTCAATAAAGTCAAGTTCCATTATTTTACTGCTCCTTTATTATACAGAACAGTCCAGTCTTTTTGATCTGTAAATAATCCAATGCTATAGCAAATAGCTTCACCTATATTTTTAATTAAATATCCTAAGACTGATCTATCTTTATATTCTTTTGGTTTAACTATATGTGCTATCTCTTTAGCTCTCGCTATTGTAAGGTATTCAAAAAGGTTTGTCAAGAGGGTAGATGAACGCATACGCACAACCATTGGAATTGCCCAGTGATGATAGCCACGTACTGTAATAGGTGACAAGTGCTTGGCTGTATATACTACATCCATACGATACAGTTCACGGTCTAGTTTACCTTGCTTGTACAGTTCCGTACAGATAACACGTGAGCTACCACCATCACCACCACCACGTTCTACTTCTTGTGCACCACTTTCTCCCGGTCCACCACCATCAAACATGTCTCTAATACTTGTAAATCCACCTGTATTGCCGGGAGGATCAGCAGGTTTGC